ACTCGAATTAAACATCATCGCCTTGATGGAGATATCATCGCCTTGATGGAGATATCATCGCCTTGATGGAAACATCATCGCCAGGATCAATTACAAAATACATAAATCCAATTGTATCTGAAAACCAGTAACCTGCCGAACATGAGTCTTTAGATCTGATTGATTGACCGGATGTCGACATACCCAACCATCATGTTCAGTAAAGAACTGGTTGCCAGTACTGGTCAGATAATCACTGATGGCTGCTAATACCTGTCGTTCCAATTGGAAATATAATCTCCATCGCTCTCTACTGGTGATGGGGACTAGGCGAGTTCTGCCCAGCCGATTGGTTCGAGTACCGCGGCTCATGGTGGGTTTGATGTATTCCCAGATGGTTCTGATTTCAGATTTTAGTGGAGCAATAAACGGGTCTGTTTTCAGAGCCTGGATTTGATCCCGTCGGCCATCGAGAATTCTACTGATAGCACTACGGTGGTGAACGGATATGTGAGCCCCGGCAAATAGAGCTGTGATGATCTGTTTGGCCTGATCAATACTGATACCAATTCGTCGACTGAGTTCCTGGCGAATTTGGTTCCTGTCACCGATATAGGCTAGGACATTAGGCAACCACAGATCCATGGGTCCCTGAAGCCATAGTGGTCGTCGGTGCCACCTGGGACCCACCAGCCGCTCGGGATCTAACTGTTCAGGGATCTGCTGGCTGTATTGAAGTAGCAGAGTCTGAGCTGCGCATTGGATATCATATTGGTATCTGTAATCAGTCTGCTGGAATACTTGTGCTTTAACAGCACGGCGCATATTTTGTAGTGGATGCCAGTGGCGATCACTCTGAAGTCGATAACTGAACTGCCCTGTCCGGAGTTCGTCATGAAATTCCGTAAGTGCCCAGTCGATTGACAATCGTTGAGTCTGAGGCTGGCCAATGGCCTCGGCCAGCCTCAGATATCCACTGGCATTTAATCGATAACCGGTAGCCAGGTTCTTATGCGGTGATTCTGTGGGAATTAGCAGACTGCCACGAATATATGCTGCGAGCTCGTTCTGTTGCTGACCGCACCACCGATCAATTTCAGTACTGCGCCAGTGCCGAGTTCGATCAGGCTCCATGCAGGAAGCCGCCCAGCCTAGTGCTCGACGAATTCGTCGGACAACTCTGGGATCAGTGAAATTAGGTTGATATGGTTGGGCCATATGATTACTCCTGTGATAAAATCAATTATACAGTTATTTAACAGACCAGTCGATATCTGGGCAGAAATGGGTGTTTTTTTGCGATTTTTATCTCTAGGGATAGCCTGGGTATTAGTTTTAAAACGAAATCTCTTGTCGGCTGTTTTCGTGCGATCTTGAGCTATCATCAGCGACGATTCATAAACTGACCCCGGGGTCGGCTCTGAATGGCTTCGTGGATTCTCACTCGGCTTTCATAACGGCTTTCTGCTCTCCGCTCGATCTGCCAGCGACGAACATCCCGGGCACTGACTCCATCAGGCAGGCATTCTGGACATGACCTGATCGGGCTGGAACTGGCCATCTGACTGGCCCGGGCAAATTCATTAACACCAATAGTGCCGGTGGGTCTGGTGGTGCCACAGCCTACAACTCATTGACGAAATTATAAATCGTGCTCATGCTTCGGGCAAGAGTGCTTTTGTAAGTAGCCAAGGATCGGGTGTTATTTCCAAATTAACCAACGATCAAAAAATTAGCCGATTGCTTAAAAATCTAACAGGTGAATATCAAGACAAGTTAGGTTGGAACTTCAACCCAACAACTGAAAAAGAGTTTTACACTTCTTTTAAAGATAAATATCTTGTGACCCCGGAGCAAGTTAAAGGAATAGTAAATGGAGTTTGATTACTGCATTAGCAACCCTGCCTTTAACATTGCCGAAGAAAACAATGTTGCCGGCACGGGTGGAAATACTACTTTATACAAAACAGCAACAAGGAACGATTTCAACCGTCGTCTTAAAGACAAAGGCACACTTGTCAACATTACCTTAAAGGGCATTATCCCGGATTTAGTTTCTGGATACTTCAAAGACTATCAAGTTGACTTTATTCACTTAATGGACAATATTGATGTTTGGCCTTATAACACTTGCTTCTTCTCTGTTAGTAAAAAGCCAAGGACGAGCCCTCCTAAAATTTTAGGTGGTTTAGCGGCTAAGATTTATAGTCCTGATCCTGCTGACTGTTTTCCATTTGTTTATTACAGCGGTTCCAACAACGGAATGAATAAGTTCTTTGGCACAGGAAAACCTAATCAAGTTGTTAGACAACTTCCAGGCAAAGGAAGAAACTCTGTCGCCTACGATTACACAGACAAAGAAATTGATTCAGGATGGAAATTTGCTTTCTATGTTATGGAAAGTAAAAAGAGTTATACCGTAACTAACGAGCCGGTCTATGGTGGAACAATCTGTTACATTCCTACAGCAACCAAAGAAGAAGCAGACAAATTAAAATTGTTTGTTGAAAAGAATCCAGTTTACGCAGAGTATGTCAAACGGATGAAGTTTAAAGGTCACGCATTTGGTTTAAGGAATGTGCGTAAGTTTGATTTAAATCAAATTGAAACAGGATTAGAAATTCCCAGGGAATGGAGAATAACTGATCCAGATCTTTTGCCTCCTGCTAAGTTCGATAACGATATTTCTGAAGATAGAGACCGAGTAAAAGCATTAGGAGAAGTGTTTACTCCAACCAGTCTTGTGAATTATGTGTTAGACACATTAGAGCAATTTGATAATACAGCATTTACAACAAATAAGACTTTTATTGATTCTATGTGTGGCGACGGGCAATTCTTGGTTGGTATTAAAAATAAAGGTGTTGATGTTTCGAATATATACGGAATAGACCTAACTCAGGCTAATGTTGATGCCGCAATAAAAAGAACGGATTGCTCTTCACCAAATATTGTATGTGCTGATTCATTAGGCGACACCTTTACAAAATCTTCTGGAAAAAGGCGTTACTAAATCAGAGAGTCCAGTTGTTAATAACTATCGGTTTGATGGTAGTCCGCCCTACGACGATGAAGTTCGGGCAAAAGAACGAGAGATACTGCTCAACAATCTTTTCGACTTTGAATAAATTGCTCCTTGACAGGGGCAATTTTTTTCTTTATACTAACAACACTACAGATAACTCCAGTCTGATCGGGCTGGAACCGGCCATTCGTGCAGCTTGGCTGAATTCATTAACACCAATGGTGCCGGTGGGTCTGGTGGTGCCACAGCCTACAACGAATGCTGACGATAATAGTGCTAGAATGAGGGTCTGGAATCGCATTGCTTACTCCTGTTTGTTTACGATATCTTATTATAGCTGAAACAGGATTTATTGTCAAAAAGACGATACCCGGCACTGGGCCGGGTAGGTCTTTGAGAATATAACGGGCCGGAGCCAGTTATGGTATCAGTATGGGCTATAAAGGGTCCAGGGACCAGTTACAGGAGTAAAAATACATCTTTTGAAGAATTTTTAGATCTTAAATTTAGTAATCATGGCTATAAACATGCAACACAAATAAGTTCTGATACCTGCTCTGACCGAAGTCAGCAATTGGGTCTTGCGACAATAGTATTTATTATAGCTTAACTATAAAAATTGTCAACATCTGACGATTCATCACTGAGTTCATCAGTGAGGTCGACCTGAATAGGTTGGTCTCGCCAGCCCATGAGTTGTTCAGCATCATGAAGATCCACGAAAGGCGGTAGATCAGCCTCACAAACACGATTTTCATTTATGTATAGTAGATCTGCCTGTAAAGTGTCAGCAATTGACATTAACTTCATGATATCATCACCGGGTTCTTTTAACCAGATAAACCACATGTGCTGACTGAAATAGCGACCTATGACAATATCCGAGTCTATGTCGGGTATCACTGGGCACCTGTCGCCCAGAAATCCCAGTGCTGCCCAGTAGGTGTCAGCTTCAAAATAGGTATAGCGATAACCCTGTGGTCTTTTCTTTTTGGTCTTCTTGGGTTCCTGTGATCCATTGTTCACATACCTTCTCAGATAGGCAAAGGGATTTATTGTGGTGATTTTACTGGCCACCGGTGGCCTGAGTACCAGAACTTGTGTCATAAGTTTCTCCAGTGAGTTTAATATGAGCCGCCATCAACTTCAGTAACCACTGCACTGATGGCCTGATTCTGCCACTCTCCAGCGAGGCTGTCATAGATCAGAACATCACCCTGTTGTACACTGCTGATGGTGACATCAGCTAAGTCTTCAATATTCAGTGTTTCAATGATCTCAGTTAAATTGCTGATTTCTGTGGCATTGCTGAGGAATACCTGACCGTCTCTTACACTAATAACTGCCATGGTTTATCCCTCGATAATATCGTAGACATCAGCATATTCCACTGCTGATACTTCTACTGTGCTGTCCTGGTTAAGTACCAGTCCAATAATTCTAAAAGGCTTCTGGGTCCAGCCGGGTGTACCATGTGTGATATATACAACATCTCCCACTGATAACTCTAGTGCCATGTGAGCAGCCGTAAACTGTACACTGATCTGATGTCGGCTGAGATCCATGAGGAAAGTACCGATCCTGGTGGCCAGATCAGTGTCGCTGGTAAACTGTAGATCTATTTCTGTTTCACTGACTGTGCCTGAATCCTCAGCCAGATAGGTCGTGTTCTCAATGATCACCATGTCAGGGTTCCAGCCCAGATCAGGATTAAAATAATTGACCTTCAATCGATTGTAACGAGTCTTTTTGCTACCCAGTACAATCTGCCAGCCACCGATGATGTTGCTTTCACTGAATGTAAAACTGGGTGTGGCTTCACGGCGATTGACCTTTAACACATACTGGCCATTAGTGAACACCAGGTAACTATTCGAACCCAATAATTGTTTTTGTACATTATTAAACATGGTGTCATCGGGATTGATGGCACCATCAAATGTTATCGCATAGGCTTCATAATAATCATGCGCTGACTGAAAACTCGCTAGATCAATCTCTGAGGGCTTTAAACCCTTGCCATAGATCTGATCTGTGAGATAATCAAAAATACAGTTGGCAGGATTTCTTAATTCACTAGTGGTGCTGGTTCGACTGCCCACAATGGCGTCGCCACTGAAACTGATATTGGTGACATCGTATACTCGACGACCCTGAATATCACACTGTATGGTAGGCAAACTGGGGAATTGATCGCGATCATATTTCAGTTGTACATAGATCCAGGCTACACCACGACCCTGCATTGAGCTGGTCCAGTCTGATCCGATCTTAGCTAACATTGTGCTGCTGGGTGCCTGAGTCTGTGTACCCAGTTTAACTTCTATAAAAGCCAATCCGGTATAGGGACTCTGTACACCACCGGCTTTAGTCCAGGCCAGCTGATCATTGAAATAAATGTTATCTATGCTGGCAATTTCACCTTCACTAATGGCATACACCAGTTGTAGATATTCATCACCACTCTTATTGCCGGCGCCGTTGGTTGTTTCGATGTAGACTCTGGTACCAGCAAGTCTGCGATTGCCATATACTATGGGAATGGGTTTTACACCTCCGGTCTGGTTAACCAGATAGCCGGTATCACGAACACCACTGTCACCACCGCCAAATAAACCACCACCACCCACCAGTGATCCCACTACACCCTGGGCAACGAAACTAAAAATTGTAGCACTGATACCAGTAAGTCCCAGTGCGGCCGCGGCATATGGCGCAAAGATGGCCACTGCCAGCATGGCGATTTTACCCAGTGCTTTTCCCATTATTGATGTCTCCAGACAGTGTATGGTTCAGTGATATCCTGAGCCAGTGTGGCCACAAAGCCTGAATCTTCACTGAGAGTATATGCTGCCTGGCGATAAAATATGCTGGCATGACTATAACCTCTTCGTTCGATCAGCAATATGTCACCATCAGTGAGTTCAGTCGCTGAGCTGACCTGTTGTTGTCGATAACCCTGTATGCCCAACCACTGGCGAGCTGTCATATAATCACGACTGAATCTCATAGCACTGGTAAAATCATGATATTGAAAGCGAATAAATCTACTGGTATCACGATTGTACAAGACATCTACCAGGCCGCTGACCATGGTATTACAGTCATTGCTGCCCCAGCGAAATTCTGTACCTTGCAGATTACTCAGGTATTGTGTAAGCAGTAGTCGTTGTTGAAGTGTCATTTCAGTTCCTTAAGGTGCCCATTTAATGTCTTTGATGGTGTCCGCTGCATATTTAAAGAAACCGTCACCAGCATAAAAACTCTGATGTTCAGTGTCATTGGTATGGCGGCCACCACGGCGCTCGTAATCTACCCAGTTGTTAACAGTTTCCACACTCATGACCGTGTCCTGGCCAGGTTGATCGTTAATCACAGGGTTATCCATGCGACCACTGAAGATTATGATGGCATCTACGAATTGATCATTGCTGAAAAAAGCACGATAGATTGTAACTCGACGATCCACATAATCATGTTCCAGGAATTGACTGATAAAACTCTGATCACTGTTGTCATAAGCAGGAATACCACTGAGACTGATGGTAATGTTGCTGACCTGAAACTTACTGGTTTCTTCGATATTACTAAATCCAAGAAAGTTTCCCAGACTTACAAAAGTATGGCCAGCATAGCTGAAATTAATGGGAGCATTGGTGATGTAGACACCACCATCGATATCAATATAAGCTGCTTCGAAACACTGGATGGTTTTCTCATCCAAGATGTTCTTGATTGTAGTATTAACTCTGCTCACTGTGATTCCTTACTTGAATTCATCTAACTCGAAACGAACTGTAAATCCAGTATATCTGCTATCACCCACTGCGAAGTCGATGTTATCATCAGCCAGTGTACATACTACCCAGTAGGCATTTAAGTATACACGGCTGCCGGGATTGGCATTATAGCTGGCAGCATAGTCCATTTTAACTTGAACTTCACCATAGATGTTGGCATCCACTTCGTTTAGGGCAAATACAGCACCACCACTGGTAGCTGGTGATGGTAAGCCCAACATCATGCTGCCAGCTGGTATTGGTGTTTCGAAACGACTGGTAAATCCTTCAATTAGTGCGGTTCTCTCACCAGCTGCGATAGGTTCAGCAGTATAGATACCTACATTGTTTGTACCCCAGGTGCCTTTATAAGCCCAGATGTTGTTCGCCCCATCACTGCCCTGTAATCTAAAGAAGAAGGGAATCTTACCACCACGAACTTTGAGTATGGTGGTGTAGAAATCATCAAAATCAGCCTGTGTCATGGGTGGATATTCCACTTCCAGAACAGTTTTCTTATAGGCCAGATCTCGGACATATTTGATACCATTCTGACTACGAGTGGTCACTGTAGGTGCTGAATGTGTGATCTTCATGCTTCTGGGCAGCACATGACTGGGCCAGACTTTGTTATCGCCTGTATAACTGGCATCATCCCATTCACTTTCGGTGTCAAATGTTTCTTCGTTGGCAATAGCACCAGCATCACTATAACCTTCAGGTACACCACCACGGTTGTACTGATTGGTGATGTTATAACAAGCACCACCGTGATCGGCTGTAAACTTTCCAGGAAAAGCTGGATCTAATTCCACACTGGCAGGATGGTAACTGGTGTTCATGGTCACTGACAGCCTGGGTATGGCTTCACCACTGGTGTCCCAATCATACTCTGCTACAGCATAACCCGTGCTCTCGGTTTCGTAGCCAGCAATAGGTCTCCAGTAGTACTCATTGATGATTCTAGCGCCCGGTGTCCAGGTATCAGTGGATTTAAAGTAATCATGGTAACCATACTGGAGGTTGCCAGGCATGATTAAACTGACATTCACAGCTTTATATTTGTAGGGTTCTGTGCTGCTGGGTGTCAGTGTAATGTTCTCAGTGATCCAGCTGCCGGCCAAGGTGGCATCAACAGCAGGTATCTGCCGCTGAATTTCAGTAGCACCACTGACATGTTGAGCAATCAATACATGACCCAGGCGGGCTCGTTTTGTATTGTTGTTGCTGGCGATGACCATGGTGAGATCATCACTGACATCACGAACTTTAATACGGCTGTACCAGTTGTATTGTTGTTCAGTTTCGATATAGGGCCACCAGTTTTCATAGGTATTCCAATTGGTGCCGTTGAATCCCCAGATCTGAACACGAGTATCATATTCAGTGGGGTTAGTGCGCTCAAAACGACTGGCCACCACACGATCGCCAGTGCTGTTGTATCTCAGGAAATATTCGAAGTTGTAACCACTGAATGTATTGGTGGTGGTTAATGTTCCGGTACTGAGACGGTAATTATAGAAAGTAGGTATACGGGTAGTGTATTCTCTAACAATGGCCACACGAATATCTGTACCATCACTCCAGGCAGCAAACTGATCATTGAGGTAATCTTTATAGTAGACTGTACCTGTGAAACTTCTCCAGGTGCTTTCTGTCTTGGTAACCCAGCCATCACCGGTATTAACAAATTTAAGACGGCCGTTGCTTTCTAATACGATCTGCTGTCCATTAGTGCCACTACCATCAGTACCAGCACACACAGCTACTCCCACACGACTGCTATAGCCGGGATCGATACTGTGTCTGGCCGTCCAGGTACTGCCTGATCTGGTATGTATTTCAAACAGAGCACTGTTGCTGATTCCATTCTGGCCACTCTTGGCAATAAACAAACGATCACCAGCAGTGTTGATGGCAAACCTGACATTGCCATCAGTCTGTGTATATGTCCAGGTATTGTTTAATGACCAGGTGCCAGCACTGAGTACCCACTGACCTAGATAGGCAGTTTTAGTACTGGTATTGTAAGCAGTGGCAAACAATCTTGTACCACCACTGGCGATTTTCACACCACCCATGCCAAACTGATTCCAGTAGTTATTAAAATCTCCACTAGTGGCGGCCGTGACATCAAAATTACCTGATGCCGGTATGGTAGCAGTGTGTTCGTATTGGCCTGAAGTCAGAGTAAAAATCAGTATACTGGGTTTAATGGTGCCACTAAATCCAGCACCATATCTGGGATCTGTAACGGCAATGGTGGTTTTGTCATTACTGATAGCACTATCACTACCAAATAAATCACTGATTTCATCCATGAACTTTAATCCAGCATAGCTGTTGCCGGCAGTTAATGTTCCACCACTGGCATTTCCCAGTACAGTAGTAAGATCACTGTTGGTGGCCAATTGCCAGGTATAGTTATTAATCTTTTTAATACGATAGCTGTTGTTGTTATAACCCGTGGCTGATCCAGTAAAGCCAGTGACTGTCATTCTCTGTCCATCATAGAATCCATGTGGAGTATCGGATTGCAGATACATAATACCGTTGCTGTTATAGGTATAACGAGCAGCCACAGCACCGTGTAGTGCTAGATCACTGACAATCAGTGGGTTCCAATACATACCGTAGCGAGTGGTGGTCACCGCCGAGTTGGCCCATTCATAACGGCGATGAAACTTACTGATGGCTGCTCGAATAGCACTCTGACCACCACTGCTGAGATCCGGTGTCGTGGGATTTGTCCAGTCCCGATATGTACCATCACATACTTCATAAACACGGCGAGCAAAGCCGGTTTTAGTAGCTCCAGTACTACCAATCCATTCCGGATCTACATAGTCAGTCGAACTGAAATCTGGGTATTTGAATATGCCCTTCATTATGCTATCACTCCTCTGCGGCCTTGTTTGTTATATGCTTGTGTAACCATACCAATAATCTGTGGTTTATTCTGTAATAGGAATTCAGTGCCGGTTCTGGTATCAATAGCATTGATATTGAAATTCACCGTCAGTGGTGCTGGTGATTCGGCTGCTGATCCAGTATTTAGCGAATTCACAGGTTGAATATTTGCGGGTCCACGAATGATTTCTGGACCTGATTCACCAGCAATACCCCACTTGCCAGCACCAAGATTACCACCGTCAGCGAAGAAACCACCAAAGAAGCTGGTTATGCCTGACCAGACATTGCCGAAGAAGTCTCCCAGGCCACCACCTGTGGTGCCGCCACTGCCACCGAGCAGGCTACCTAGACCGTTTAATAGGCCACCGCCACTGGCACCACCGGCTCCACTGAGGCCTGATAATAACTGATCTACCAGTGGTTGAGTAATGTTTTTCTGGATAATAGCTGTGAGAATATCATCTAAGATCTGATTGAAGAAATCACTGAAGCTGCTGAGACTGAGTTTACCCTGGGCCAAGCCCTGAGCTAGATTTTTAGCCAGGCTATCTCCAGCCTCGCGCATGCTGTCACTAATGGTTAAACCCAACTTGATGGTCTGATCAGTAACATCAGCTAGATCCAGGCCGCTGGCTTTGACCCGCTCGCGAAATTCATCCATGCTGATGGCGCCAGATCTGAGTTCTTGTTCATAATGACCCATTGCAATGGTATTTTCCAGAGCCTGACGACGACTGCGCTCTAATTCATTAGTACCATGTTTTAATATATCTGCCCAGTCAGTGACCGCATAGCGATTTTCTTTGGTCCGTTCAGTGTTAATGCCTAGGATCTGATTGGTGCGCTCCATGGCTTCATTAAATACAGCCAGTGTAATTTCTCCACGACTATAGGCTTCAGCCAATAACTGTTGTGCTTCGGTAGCATAAGTGGCCTGGTCTACAGCTTCCTGTGTGGATTTCATTAGATCCTGATAGAATTTTGCGCTGGCCGTGAGAATTTCTCCTGTAGCTGAAGTTTCTACACCTAGTTCGTGCATCTTAAGGCGATATAACTCTAATGGCTCACTGCCGGCCTGGAATGCCAGTGTAAGATCCTGGATAGCCTGCTGAGTATAAGCAGTTTTAGTATAAGCATCTGTGGCTGACTTACTGAGATCAGCCAAAAACTTAGCATAGCCTTCGAGCTCGCCGGCTGCGCCACTCTGAGCCGCCATGGCACGGCTAACACCATCTAGTGCTTGCTCTACTTGATTTTCACTCTCGGCCAATTGGCGATTTTTCAATACTCGCTCTTCTAACCGTCGTTTAATCTGATCGAATGCTTCTAGATTCCAAGCGGCAGCAAAATCCACCCGGGGTATGCTCTGCTGCATATTAGCCAATTCAGCTCGGGCTATTTCAGTGAACTTACTAAAACTATTCTGAATGCTATCTTGACCGCCACTGGCAATATAATCCCAGATCTCACGGAATTGATCGCCTACTGCCGACCCAAAGCTGCTGATGATGGTGCCGGCACTCTTTAATATCTGCCAGAAGAATCTAGGCAATTGGCTCCAGAGGCCCACAGTGCCTTCATATACTACAGCCATGACCTTAACTGTATATCTGGCCAGTGTCGCCAGGGCATCAGCCACATCACCTAGGCTGACACCGATCACTGCGCCAATATCACTAAAGACACCACTGACACTATCCCAGATAGATCGGCCTAGGTTCAGGGCTTCATCAGTGATAATGCCCACGGCAGCACTAAATGTTTCACCTAGGGTAGCTGAAGTCTGGCCCAGCTGAACGGTTGAGTCACTGAATCTCATTAGTGCCAGTGCGGCCGCGCCAATGGCCACAGGTATACCTATCCAGGGATTAAGCAGAGCTGGTCCCAGCCTAGCTAGGGTACCCACTAATCCACTGACCATGCCGCCCAGTACTGGAATTTTTGCGATGCTCTGGCCCAGGGCCTGTGGCACTTTGCTGGCGACCACAGCTAGGTCAGCACTACCACCTCGCAATTGGTTAATGGCTTTTAAGAAGTTTACTGCCGATGCGGCACCTTGAATAAACAATGCTGATATAGCAACATCTCGAATTAAAGCAAAGTTATCAGCCAGAAATTTTATAGCATGTGCAGTGCCACGAATGGCTTCTCCGACTCCAGTGCCTAGGCTTCGGGCTAGATCATGGTTTTTACCGATCAGATCAGTCATGATCCCCACAGCATCTTTTAGTGCGGGTTTAAGTGCTTCACCGAAAGCCACTGATGCTTCAAATACTGTGCCTCGAAGATTACTGAAACTCTGATCCAGTGTATCAGCATTGGCAGCAGCCGCGCCAGCAAAACGAGTGTTGCCCAGTTGTTGCAATTGCTGGACTAATTCGCGACTGGTTTTAGCTACAGCCACCTGATCATCACCAATTCTGGCTACGAATTTTCCATTTTCTTTTGAAACTTTAATGCCGAATTCTTTTAACCGCTCGAATTCTCCGGTCATGGCATCAGCCACGGCTTCGGCCAATTGTGTCATGGACTTGGCATTAGCAGTGGCAATGTTGCTGAATGCTGTGAGACTCTGATTGGTAGTATCAATACCAAAACGACTTAATACTGTGAATGCCTGTGTGACATCGGCTAGATCCTGCGGCAAGGCATTGGCCAGCTGACCTAATCTGCGCAATTCAGCATTGGCAGCCTGCTGACTACCCAAGAAGGTAGTGAGCACTGTGCGATATCGCTCGAACTCAGTATACTGACTGATGATACCCCTGACCGCTGCTCCAGTGGCAAAGGCCACGAGTCCGGCACCTACTCGTTGTATAGTGCTGTTAACTCGCTGAGCACTGCGATCTAGTGAATCCAAGCTACCCTGTATATTGCGAAGTGGACCGCGAGTCTGGTCTACTGCTTTAATGATTAAGTCATAACTTGCCACTCTTATCTCCTCTGTCTGGCTTTTTCAGCCTGTGCCTTCTGGATCTCATTTTGAGCTTCAAAATAACGACCCCAGGCATTTATCTCTAGGACACTCATCTGCATGACTTCTTGTACAGATTTATGTAAATGACTAGCGAGCATGAACAAGAACATCATCTCGCTGTCATTCTTTAGTTTCCCAGAGCGGCCTCCACACTATCGCGATCAGTGATCTCATTCATCTGATTGATAATTCTCAGAATGATCTGTGGATCTACACTGCGCATGATTTCGGCTTTTTCGGCTTTGTTAAAAATAGGCCGGCCCTGATCATCTAGTGCGCGAAGAATCAGTGTCATCACCAGTGCCTCCACAGTCTTATTCTGCTGTGTGAGTTCTACAATCTGTGCTTCCTGGTGGAAATTGGTCACTGCTTTATAGTAGATCTTAACATCCCATTCGGGTACATCGATGGGACCACATAGTCCCTGTGCCATTAATTCGCGAAAATGTGCTTTTGCTCTGTTTAATACATCGCTCACGGGTATCTCCTTGTTGTTCGTTTGACGGCAGGCTCGACAATACCATTAGGTGCTTGACGGCTTGTGCCCTGATCTAGTACAGCAATATAGGGAACTGGGTTCTGGATCACAACTCTAGTTGTGGCCCCGGAACCAATCTGGGGGTTTCCTGTAACTCGCCAACCGCGACGAGCGCGACCGCTGGCTACCGGAGTTCCTGCTGCTAGTTCATTATTTAGTGAATCAAAGAATTGGCCCAGATCCTGGTTAACTTCCTTGAGCAAATCTCTCATTGCTTGTCGGGATGATCGTGCCATGAACCGGGCCTCTCTAATTAGACTGTGTCTTTGGTAAGTGTACCAGATCCCTGGAAGGTCACTGATTGCTCGACTAAACCATCATATGTGGCAGTGCGAGTAATACCAGTAACGATACCAGTACCACTGTACTCGACATCACCAGTGCTAGCACCTTCGGGATACAATAGGAAGCTCAGAGAACTACCAACTGTAACACCATTCTGTCCAGCATCATCGGGATTCCATAATACATCTACTGTACCGGCCCAGGCCTTGTAACTTACACTATATTCGCGAAATGTATCGCCCATTACAGTGCAGTCTAGGGTTTCAGCAGTTTCATCAATACTGAAACTACGAACAGATCCCAGTGCTACTTCGCTACCGGCTGCTCCAACCTTGACAACACCGTCTTTTCCTGCATAACAAGTCATTTTACTTGCTCCTAAAAAATAGAATTCTCAGAATTCTTGAATAGATCAATTAATAACAATATCTGATCACAAATGTCAACCTAATACTAGCATAGGGTTTGGCTTCACCACTCTCAATGATCTCGATCGAGCTCAATTGAGTGTCATAGGCCGCACCACCACGAGTGATATCAGTACTTAGTGCCTGTTCGATCAGCTCGATCAGACCGTTTCTCTGACTGTCCCGGGTATCACCGTGTACATGTAGATTTAACTGGTACTCGATGGTTCCCTGGCGACTGCCAATACTGATATCTTCTCGCTGTTCATTAGCACTCTCTACGAACACACAGGGAAAACTTTCGCGACTTAATTCATCGATCACTATGGGATCGCGAGTAATTCGTCCCAGTCTCACGGTGGCAGTCGTGGATTGGCGGGTAGCCTCCAGTGTAGCCTGAATATCAGCCGCAATAAGTTCTCTGTTGTTCATCGGTATAACCTCGGTGCTATTTCGTATTCTTCAGTATCTGTGATGGCCTCATCAGCATTATAGTCGTAACGAACACCTTCAGCGAATTCAGCAGCAATTTCTTCAGCATATCTCTCCTGATAGAAATTGATCTGTTCTCTGAAACTGTCGCCTTCGGGCCTCCAGGTGCTTAATCTAGGTAAGATGTAAGCACTAAGAGCGCGATATACAGTGGCTCGACACCACTGGCTGGCATCCAGAAGATCTGAATCCCAAAGACCACGACTGTAACGACGATTATACCATTCAGTACGAATATGACGAATGATGTCCTGCTCAGCCTGATTTAACTCTGACTGGAAAGTAGTAGGACCATGCGAGAATATTGTGGGTACATACTCGACTAGATCGTTGTCATCAGCAAATGCCATTAGTTTCTCCAAAAATGGGCGGATCGCTCCGCCCCGGATGTTGCTTTAATTAAGCGGCATCGATAAGTTTAACACCACGGTTGGCATCAATGACACCAACACCAGCGTGCAAGCTAGCAACGATATCGTTACCAACAGCAGCAGCACGGCGTTGTACTTCTAGGTCAACATTCTTGAACATGGCAATGCGCATAGCATCAGCACCGAAGATTGCGCCTTTAGCACCAGTACCTAGGTTAGTACTGTTAACAAAAGCTGACTGGAACAAACGAACACCAGCAACAGTTCCTAGGAAACCGTTACGAAGTGCTTCAGTCTGGAAATCACCGCCGGCATAAGCCTGAGCGCCGATGGCCTTCATGAGTTCAGCGGCAGCAGCAGGGCTGATAACACCGTACAATTGACCCATTTCACCGTTACCACGGATAGTAGCAACAGCATCAAAAATGTCGTCAATGTTTAAAGAACCAGTGTCAGCACTGGCAGTGAAGTCGCGCATAGCATAGACAACATCAGCATCAAATTTGGCGCTGATAGCATTGCCTAGTACACGACCAGTTTCAGCTGGATCGATACCGCCTAGGTCACGGAGTACATGACGAGCAGCATAGATGTTAGCTTCGATAGTTTTCTTAGTGTCAGTGACAGTAAGAGCACTGAAATCATCCAGCGCATCAGGATCAGCTGAAGTTAATTTTTCAGCAGTTACTGAACCCATAACAGGGATTTGAGCAGTGGTGCTACCAGCAGGTAGGTTAACCATGGGGATAAGCATGCCGCTTAACCACAATGAAGATTCCTGTGCGGTATAAACGGTAGCAGCCTTGGTGTTAACAACCAAGCTCTCTAGATCATAAGCTGTATTAAAAGCCATTTTATATTCACCTTAATTAAATTTTGCCCTCGAGTCTGAGTCGACGATATTGTTCGCGATGATCAGCTCGAGTTAGGTCTAATTGACCAATATCGAAACTCTGTTTCGATTGAGTTGTGGTGTTACCAGTAGATCCGGTACCGGCTGGGCCTGCTGATCTAAAATAGGGGTTCTGATTTACGAACTCGGCTACTAGATCATCAATTGAAAACTGTTCAGCAGTATCAGGATTATACCGGACTTCTCCGTCCGAGTTCAATACTACTACTGCGCCAGATTCATCCAGTCTGACTGAATTTTTTAACAACTGCGCAACATGATCAGGGTTCAGGGCGCGAGCCTTGCTGGCTGCAGCCTGTAGAGCTCCATCAACCTTGACCTTCTGAAGTTCTGTTCTTAAAGTCTGGACTTCGCTATCGAATCTTTCACGACTTTGTTTTAAAATCTTGTCGAATTCTTCGCGCTTCATCAGCCGATCAGTTTCCTGTCGTTCTTTAAGACTTTTTAGTTCACGATATTCTTGAATATCGATTCCATCAAACTTCTTTTGTTCAGCTGCTATTCTACGAGCAACGATGGCATTAAGTTCATCTTGTGTGAATGTCTTGCCGTTGGATACCTGGGAATTTTCAGTTACGGTTCCTTGATCAGCCCCAGTGCTGACTTCTACCTCTGATACCATGTTAGAGTCCATGTGACTATTTCTCCGATTTCGACTGTCCCGGGATGTACTCGGTACTTGGACAGTCCATCATTTATTTATGGCTGGCCCAGCCGGCTTTGGATACTGTTTAACACCAGCTGTAGATCACTGACATCAGTGACCAGCAATTTGGCCATATCCTGTTGTATAACACGAGTTAATTCAGGATCAGTGGTGATTTCCAGTGCTCGACGATATAGTTCTAGATCACTATGCTCATCGCGCATGTCGAATGTTTTGACATATTCCACGGCAAATTCATCAGGCAGTGGCTGGTCTTGCCAGTCGCTCCAGATCCTCCAGATAGCCAGTTCTGTTTCTTCTACTGTGTCAGCCAGATCAGATAACATACTATTCAATAACTGGCGCTCAGTTTGTAATGCCACTCCACTGACTGGTGCGCCTAGGTGTGCACGGACTGCGCTGAGATGTGTCATGCGATTAATAGCTTCTACATCTTTATTGATACTATCGATAATACCCTGGATGCTGGCACCTGTGGGCTGTAACAGGAAGGGATTTTTATCTCCGGGCAGATCTTCGGGCATGGTTATAATGCTTCCAGCACCGGCGCCGGCCTGTGTACCAGCAGTTTTAACTAAGCTGGGATGATTGCTGAGTCTGATATTTTGTTCTAGTTCACTTAACTTATTATAGATGCTGCGCTGTACATCAGCCACATCAGCAACTACACTGTTGCCTACACCCGGATACATGCTGCGCACTGGCATCATGTTTACGGCTGGTATATAGCCCAAGGCATTGGGATAGCTCTGATAATCAGTGATTGC